GTTCTACTTTAACACCAGCTTGACCTTGTTTACCTGTTGGATCTAAATATATAGGCCAAGGGTCTCCACCTAGATTTAATGTAGTAGATATTTCACAAGAGTATCTATCTTTATGTCTAGCTAATACATCACCTTCTTTATATATTCTTGCATAAGAATACGTAGGACTTAACTTAATACCGGTGTGTTTTTCCATAACTGGTTTTACTTCTTGTAATAAAGTTTCCATAGCAATATCACTATAGTGTGAATAAGTATTTGGTACTTGGTCATCATTCCACACACCAAAATATTCTGTAAATGGTGATAGATATTTTTGATCAAATAAAAATCTTGCAACATTTCTTTTGTTTAAAAAATATTTATAAACAAACTCTGCAATTTCAGGTGAGATAGCATTTTTTAATACTGTATATTTATTTTTTTTAAACGACATTTAATACTCCTTTTGGTATTGCTTGGCAGTTCCAATGTATAAATCTAAATGGATTATATCCCATATCTACAATGTACTGATGAGGTAAGTATGATGGAAAAAATATCATTCTACCTGGTTTTACTTGGTAGTTTACTGCTGATGATGCATAGGTTACTTTTGTTTTATCTTTTTCTGGTAATAAATTCATAACATTACCTGGTCTTGGATCTTCAAACATTGGTAATGATGTAGACTCATCTGCTTTTAAAAAATAAAAACCTGATATGTGACCATTCCAATGTGTGTGTAAAGTGTGGTGTCCACCACCTTTTTTAGCAAACTCCTGTACCCACATTTCTGTAGTAAATAATTGATGACCAGACATGTCAAAACCCATTTCACCTAATAAATTATGTGCTGTTGCACCGATGTAATCTTGTAATTGTTTAAAATTAGGATCACCAATTAATGTTGTTGAATGAAACACATGACCCATGTCACCTTTATCACCAAACTTTTTATTACGTTTATCAATAGCTGGTTTTAATGTTTTTTTTGATGCTTCAATATATTTGTCTGATGCTTTATTTAAATCATCTACAAATTTTGGTTCATCTGCAAACCATATAGGACATTTAAAAAATTCTTCTAATTGTAATTGTTGAGGATAACCTACAACTTCTTTTTTTACTTTTTGTTTTTTAGCTTTAGCTTTTTTCTTTTTCATATTTTTCCTTTTTAAAAGTAATTAAAATTAACAGTTACTCTTCTTTTTTGATCATCACATAAACTACTTGAATGAGGAATGCTAGGATCAAACAACACTGCTCTATTTGCTTTTGGAACTACAGTTTTTTCTTTAAAATAAGTAGCACCATTATTATCATTTATATATAATAAACAGCCTTTATGTTTAAAAGGATAATCTGTATGTAAATCATTTTTTTCTTTACTACCCATCCAAGTATAATTATTTGCTTTTATTCTCATTATACTTTTACATTTTAATTTTTGAATAGTTGGTAACCAAATATCAAACCAATTACTTTGAATACCGGGTTCTCTATAAAAAGTATGGGTAAAATAAAATTTGTTATCAGGCCATTTTGTCATAAAATCATTGTAGTACCAAGGAAAACTATCTCCCATAATAATATTATTAAGTTTATTAAACTCTTGTTCTTCTAAAAAATTATCTATTATCTGAATGGCCATCCTAAATTCCATATTACTAAACTGTTTCTTTCTCCACTTTTTACTGGACATACTCTATGCCATACAAATGAAGGAAACACAACCAATGATCCTTTAGGGAGTATCTCTGTACATTTTTTAACATTTCTTTTTTTATCTGGATCAAGATTTCTAAAATCAAATTCTAGTTCACCACCTTTATAATCTTTTGGATTAGATAAAGTAACAGTTACAGACAGTTTTCTAATTTTACCATGTGACGGATCACCTTGTTGTCGTTGATAAGGTTGATCCCAACTATCACAATGCCAATCATAATACTGGCCTTTTTTATATTTTGTAAATTGACAAGACTCACTAAAATCCCATTCAAAATTCCAACCAGCATTAGCGTTTGCTTGATGCACATAAGGTTGTATTTCTTTATAAACCCATCTGTCATTCATCCATACAATGTCAGAGTTTCTTTTCTTTTTTAAATTTTTTGTTTGTTTTGCATTTAATTTTTTATTACCATAACCACCAGTGACTGCCATTTGATCTTGCATTTGATGACCATACTTTACAATGTCATCACAGATACGTTCTGGAATTGCTGATTTAAAATACCAATAATAATTCGTTAAGTTCATATGTCTTTATGAACTTAATATAGCATTTATTATGTAACTGTCAATATTAACTAGAAACTGTAAACGTTCCTGTTACTGTAAAACTAGCTGCAGTTTGACATCCCGGTACAGGTCCAGTTGTATTTGTTCCCGGTGCAATAGATATTCTAGGTGCTACTGCATTTGGATATCTTAAAATAACCATACCTGATCCACCAGTTCCAGTGTTTGAAGGAGGTGCAGATTCACCATTTCCTCCACCACCACCACCTCTATTAACTGGTCCATTACTAGAAGAAGGTGCTGTTGTTGGCCCTGTTCCTGGAACTCCTGCTCCACCAGATCCACAAGGAGAACCTGCTCCCGCTGATCCTGGGTTATAAGCTCCACCTCCACCACCGCCAGCAAATTGTCTTGGACTATTATCAACGCTTAAAGTTATACCAACTCCACCAGCTCCACCAGCTCCACCAGATCCTGAAGAAGATGCTCCAACTCCACCTCTTCCACCACCACCAGATGCCGCATAACCTCCACCACCTCCACCACCATTATTTCCTTGAGGTCCTCCAAGTGCTGTTGGTACTGCTGGTGTATTACCTGCTGATCCAGCTTGGTTGTGTCCTCCACCTGCTCCTGATCCACCTGTACCACATCCACCTGGACCTGGTCCATGTCCACCACCTGAAGCTGTTCTACAAACACTTCCTACAGCTCCTGGTTGACCTACTATTGTTGTATTAACACCTTTTCCTGCTGATCCACCAGCACCGATTGTAACATCATATACTCCTGTATCAAATTCTATTCCTGCTGCGTTTGGATTACCATATGAATATACTAATCCACCAGCACCTCCGCCACCACCGATACCACCACGTCCTGAACCACCACCAGCTAGTATCATATAATCTACTGTAAATGGATCAACTACTGTTCCATCAGGCCATGTTCCTTGATTCCTTGCGCTAAATACACTTTGCATCGACCACACACCACTTGCTCTGTTTAATTCTTTTACGACTACGATTCCTGATCCACCAGCACCACCTGATTCATTGGGTTCTCCACCAGCTCCACCACCACCACCGCCAGTGTTTACAGTTCCTGCAGTTCCATCATTATTTGCTTTTCCACCAGCTCCACCACCGCCTGCTCCACCTGCACCAGCAGATCCACTACCCATTCTTTTTCCACCACCACCACCGCCACCATAAGTGACAGATGATCCTGTGATAGTACTTGCCAATCCAGCACCACCAGCACCACCGTTACTAGAACTAGGGGTTGGTTGATCAGCAGGAGTTCCTGCACCACTAGCACCTCCACCACCACCAGCAGCTTGAGCGCATCCAGAAGATGAAGAAAATCTTCCATCTCCACCAGGATTTCCTTGAGGAGGAGTTGTTGGAGGAGTGTTTCCTGCTGCTCCATTAGGTAAATCTTCAGTTGTATAACCTTGTCCACCACCAACTGATCCACCTGTTCCTGCGTCAGCAATAGAAGGAAAACTTCTTCCACCTTTTCCACCTCCTTCAGAAGTGTAAGTTGTGCTTCCTATAACAACACTTGAATTAACTCCGTCTGTATATGCAGCACCTCCGCCACCAATAACTACTGCTCCTAAAGCTGTATTACCACAAACTGGTATACTTGAAATTGCTCTAACACCACCAGCACCACCACCGCCACCAGCACCACCACTTGTAGGTCCACCGCCTCCACCTCCAGCAACAACAAGAGTATCAACTAATCTTGTGCCTGGTTGTGTAGTAGCTGCACTAGGTGTGTTTGATGTGCTAGATGTAGCTTTATTCTTCCCGAAAGAAGATTGATTACTTACACCGATTATTCCGCCATTAGATCTGGCCATGTCTTAAGTCTCCTATTCGGACACCCAAGCTGAGCCATTCCAATTATATTTGGTAGGTGTTTCCGATTCGTCGTTTGATTTAGATGCTTCCCAACCTTGTGTGTTGTCAGCCTGATATTTTGTTTCGTTCCATAGAATATTGTAATGCCATACAACTGGATCTGCACCATCATTTATAACTGTTGGATAAGTTATTGGTGCTTGCCAATCATCACTTGCATCTAATGACCATGAAGCATGAGGTTGTTGACTTAAAAATTTATCTTTAACAGGATCATAAATCATTCCGATACCTGCGTATTGTTTTCTAAAATTATGATTGTAAGAAGTTTGTTTCCAAATTCCACCTTTAAAAAAATTAATACACCATGTTTCACCATCTTGGTGCATGTCTGAAGGAACACAATCGTTTCCTACAACTACTACTCTTTCAACTACTTGATGAGTGTCAGATGTAAATCCTGTTGGATCTGGTTTTGTTTTTAATTCTGCGAAATGTGCCATATTATTACTCCTTAAATTTATATTTTATATTTTAATTTTAACTTATTGTCAACGTTCCAGTTACAGTAAATGATGCTACTTTACATCCTCCAGCTGGTCCTGGTAATGTTGCAATACTATTAGTTCCTGGTGCAACACTTGCACCTGTTGATCCTGGTACACGTACTATAACGATTCCTGATCCACCATTTCTAGAAACAGAAGGAGCAGGGGCTGGGCCATTAGCTGAACCTCCACCACCACCTCCAGTGTTAGCTGTTCCGTCAGAAGAAGCAGATCCTGGACTTCCACCATCTCCACCACCACCTGTTCCACCAGTTCCTCTTACTGGATTACTTCCACCACCTCCACCACCAGCTCTTGTAACTGAAGATCCTGTAATACTATTTGCTAAACCATTTCCACCATTTCCTGATCCAGTACCTGTTCCTGCATTAGAACCAACAGCACCAGCTCCACCACCACCAGCCGAAAATTGACCACCAACTGCATTACCAACCCCACCATTATTTCCTTGTGGAGGACTAACTGGAGGAGTGTTTCCTGATCCAGCTGCACCAGAAGGACCATTACCACCACCACCGGAACCACCATTACCACCTGCAGAAGGATAGTTTCCACCTCCTCCACCACCAGCTGATTCAATTCCATAAAATGAAGAAAGATTTCCTGAAGGAGCAGCATTACCTGGAGGTCCAGAAGGACCAGCCGCAGTTCCACCACCACCAACAGTAACTGTGTAAGTTCCTGCACCTAAAGTTAAATTTGATACACAACCACAACCAAAAGAAGTTCTATAACCACCTGCACCACCTCCACCACCATGGTCATTTCCACCACCTCCACCACCTGCTATAATTAAATAATCTGCACTAACACCTGCACTTGAATCTAATATGTTTAAATTTCCTGATGCTATAAATTTTGCTACAACGTCACCGTTAGGTGCTTGAGAAACTTCGTTATAATTTGGACTTGATCCTGGTTGTTGACCACCTGGATTTGTAACTGTAAATATTACTCCTGTGCTTGAAGGCGCTCTTACGACCACGATACCAGAACCACCTGCTCCAGAATTATTATTTCCACCAGCTCCTCCACCACCTCCAGTGTTAGCTGCTGCGGCGCATGCCGCTGCTCCACCAGTGTAAGGAGTTCCTGCGGTTCCACCGCCAGCTCCACCTGTTCCAGCAGTTCCAGAATTAGCACTTCCTCCACCACCGCCAGCGTATGTTGTTGCTGTTCCTGTAATTGCATTAGGTGCTCCTGCACCTCCATTTCCACCACAACCAGATGACCCATTAGCTCCTACTGCAGTAGCTCCACCACCTCCACCACCAGCGTTGTTTGGACTACCTGGAGCTTCATTACCTCTACCACCATTATTTCCTTGAGGTGGATCTGTAAATGGCGTATTACCAGTTCCAACAGTAGATGGAGAAGAAAAGGCATTTCCTCCAGCTGATCCTCCAGGATTACCTGCACCACTTGAACCAGGTGGATCTCCTTGACTTCTAGCACCACCTCCACCACCTTGTGATGTAATTGTTGAAAAAATTGAATTAGTACCATCATTACCATTTGAACCAGTTCCAGGTTGAGCTGCTCCACCACCACCAACTGTAACTGTATAACTTCCTAAACTTAAACTTTGCGCTGTTCCTTGTAATGGACTTGGTCCATATCCTGATGCACGATAACCTCCAGCTCCACCACCTCCAACACCAGCAAATCTAGCTCCAGATGCACCGCCAGCGACTACCATGTAATCTACTGTTGCTGTTCTTGATACCCAATTATTATTTAATACTTCACAATAAACTGTTTGCATGTTCCAGACTCCTGATGCTGAAGCACCTACTTCTGGTTCTTTAAATATAACTCTACCTGATCCACCATTACCACCTGCGTAAGTTGGACCATTACCATAATAATTTCCTTGGCCACCACCTCCACCACCAGTATTGTCGGGAGCATTAGATCCAACTCCACTAGGAGAAGGAGCTCCATTAGCTCCACCGCCAGGTCCACCTGCACCGCCAGCAGCAGATGAGTTTGCATCATTTCTTACACCACCTCCACCTCCACCACCATAAACTACGGGAGTTCCTGTTATTGTAATTGTTTTACCAGCTCCACCAGCTGATACTGTTGGACTGTCTGCATAACCAGATCCTGGTGTTCCTGTTCCACCAGCTCCACCACCACCACCAGCTCTGTAATTATTTCCAGGAGAACCTGGATTATAAAATCCTGCTCCACCATTATTACCTTGACATGCTGTTCCAGAAGCTCCTGATACAGGGCTACCTGAACAACCAGCATCACCTCCACCACCTGAACCTCCTGAATTATTTCCATAACCACCACCAACTGCTGTTTGAGTTGAGGGTGCACATAAAGTAGAATTTGTTCCATTATTTTCAGAACCTCTTCCACCAGATCCTCCACCACCAACTACATAACTTATTGATGCACCACCTGTTACAGCTACACAAGAAACTTCTAAAATACCACCAGCTCCACCACCACCTGCACCACCTTGTGGTCCAGAATTCATGTATCCACCTGAACCACCGCCAGCTATAACTGTAGCTTGAACAGTAGTTGTTCTTGCTTGAAGAGTTACAGATCCTGAAGATGTTTTATTGTGTATTACTTCTGCTTGAGTGCATGTATGAATTGTATTTACAGGTCCAATTATTCCGCCATTGCCAGCCATAATTTAAACCTCCTAATCGTCTAGTACTTCATATGAAATAAATAAATCTAAATCAGAAGCAGCGCCTGCTCCACCTTTAAGTACGTCTGCTTCCATTAAATATATTGGAGTATCCAATACAACTAGTGTAGCATCTGCTGGCACTGAAACTGTTTTAGCTAGAAAAAAAGTTCCTGAAGTGTCAAAATTTGTAACACCTGCTGATGTGAAGTTAGATTTTGTGATTGATAATGATAAATCTGCTGCATTCGTTCCGTCAACGTTTGCACATGTAATTCTATTAATTTTTAAAACTTTATTTGATGATACAGTTAATAAAGTTGTAGTCGTAGTAGCTGTTAAATTAAAGCCTACCGACTCACCGTTAATTGTTGCTACATTTACTATATTTGGGTTTGCCATAATTTAATCCTTTTATCCGAAAACGATTGCCATTGCAATAGCTTTTCCTGTTGTTGCTGGTGAAGAATCAAAGGTTAATTGACCAACTGCTGTTGTTCCTGACCCTGTGATACTATCTACCTTTAAAAATGTGCCTGCTGTTATATTTCCAGTGGGAAATTTTATTTCATATGATTGTGCATTAGCATGTGGGGGTGATGTAAGCTTAATCCCATGCGAATTAGATTCACAATTAAGCTGAATTGAACCTGGATTTGTTGCACCCATAATCTCAATATTACCAGTTGCTTTAGGTCTTAGTTTTAAACTAACATTAGTATCACTACCATTTGCACCAATTTGTGGTCCTGCACCTGTTGCAGAGTTTGTTACATCAACAAAGTTTACTGCAGATCCAGTTGTTTCAAAAATTAATTGTTCGTTTCCACTTTCGTCTCTGATACCGTGAGCATCATCAAAGTCTATCATGAAAGAATTAGTATCTAAGTTACCACCTAGTTGTGGTGATGTATCATCTACAACATCTCCACCAAAAGCTTGTAGTGATATATTTGGGTTAGTTCCATCGTCTGCTTTTGCATATGCAATTACAGTTTTGCCATTTGGAACTGTAGCAGAAGTTCCTGTACCAGTTGCATATTTAAATACAACATTCTGTGATCCAGAAGTTGCATTTTTTAAAATATAAAAATTTTGTACATCTAAAGGTATTGTAACATTTCTAGATGCTGTAAGTGATCCTGTAAATTCTATAACTCTATGTGCAAGAGTTGCACCTGTTGATCCATCAGATACTGAAAGAGTTGTATCGGAACCATCTGTTACTGCTTGAGTTGAATAACCACCAGATATTTGTTCTACGATTTCTAAGTTTGTATTTGTTTTTGTACCCCAAGTTCCTGCGTTTTCACCAGTTGCTTGTTTTTCTATACCCAGAG